CCCCGTTCATTTCTTAAATCAAAAATAATAGGTAATAACCCCGCTACAAGGCCGGTATAATCAAAGATCACACGCCGCCATTATAGAACCCACTATACAACCGCTACGAAAAAACCCCTTTGGGGAAAAATTTCACGATTGTTCTACCATATGGAAAAATATCGAATCAGTAGTACCCATAAGTACCCCAATTTAGCGGCCTGTTATTCAAATCGAAAAACACATAATCTTTTGGAAAAATATTTTGTAATTGAATAAATCCTCGTTTGTTCTGTTCAGAAGCAAAAGCTTCAAATTGTTTTAATTTTGCTGTTTTATCAGCTGAACTCTTCATTGCTAAAATTTCGTTATAAGAGTTCAAAAACACCATATCTCGGTGTGTTTTTCCTTCAGCTACTACTGAGGAATAAGTAATTGGTGGGCCTAATGAATACGAAAATGAAAAATCCTCTCCAATCGATCTCCAAATCCACAACGTATCATCCGTTCTAACTAATAATATAGGCCCATAGTCATTTGGAACAGCTCCTTTAGTGTTACTTCCGAATTCGTAATCGTACATTGCTGGTTGACCCACATCAGTGGGAACATCAGTCAAATGCTTGTAATGTGGTATCGAAATTTCAATAAATTTTTCTGCATCAATATAACCAAGAACTTCGGGTGCACCATTGGGAACCTGAACATCTGCCTCAACCACCACTCCACCGTTAGACTGCCAAATGCCAGGATTGCTAGCTCCATTCATATCACGCGTTGGTACCATCCAAAATTGCTTTGTATGAGCCGATGGAGTAGCATCAACAGTATCACCCTCAATGGTAGTGAAACCAAGCTGAATTGATCCCTTCTGCCAACGGTACAATGCCAACACCCAATCGAACATCCAAGTATAAGGTAACGCCGAGGCCTCTGTTCCATTAAATGACGTAAAACCACTAGCGCAAGGTCTAAAAGCCGATGGACGTGCAGCAGCAGCTCCAGTGGGCTTAATAAAAGCACCAACTTCTTCCTTGCGTTTAAGCACCTGTCGAAGTGAGGTAATTTTCTCTCCCATCGTTAATCTGTCCATTTGCACTCCTGGAGTATTATCTGATCCAGGTATGTTCATCTGATCTTTTCCTTCGACAGGTACTTCAAATACAGTATAATATGCAGTTGCCCAATCTTTATTGTCCAACGAAACATCCTCCTGTACATATGCCACCCACTGCTTGTATCGCTCAGACGCAAGCATTGGGTATCTCAATCCGTCCTCTCGACTTGCTTCATCCAAAATGTCAGTCGGAGACAACATCAGTTTATCTCCAACTTTCCATCGGAACCACGAAATACGCGGAACGTCTCTGACAATCTCTGTTGTCTCTATAGTCTGTCCAGCTTGTGTAATATTTGAATCGGGTAACACAGTTACTGGCTTGACCACAGTAACAGGATCAACCACAGGTTCTGGCACAATTATTTTATCAGGTTTCTCTACATCCGATATACAAGGAGGCTGCACGTAAGACTCTGTCAAAGATGGTCTAAGTGGCAACACTGTTGTAGTATTACTATATTTTGTATTCATTAAAAAATTTGCAGAATGTAACAAAGATACAGCATTAGATAAAGATGGAAATCCAAACTCAAAATCGGCTCCGCCTGATGACTCAACTATAATTTCAATTTGATCAGCAGCAGTTGCTGGATTACGTAAAGCGTTGACTACGTCAACGTAGATCATACCGGTTGGAACAGCATCACACACTGTAAATCCAACACGTTTAGAAGATCTATACGCAGTCGGACTCCACGGTTCATTCCAAACAAAAGGAATTTCGAAGTCAAATTCGTGGGTATCTCTTAAATCAATAATTTGAGAATAACACTTTGTTAAGTCTACTGCCAATGGATTAGTAGCCTCATTAGCGCCAGGCACCCAAATGAGTCTGAATCTTCCAGAGTGAAAAACTGTTTTAATAATTCTAAATTTATATTTAATTGACCCTCGCCAATACCTAAACATATTAGATAAGTATGATAACATAGTATTTAAACAATATCGGTTAATAAGAGTTACATTTTTACGACAGGATACAGGTGACACGGGCCACGCCCACAACACTGCACCCTGGGTTTGTGTTTTTGACATAGTAAATCTATCAGTAAATATATCTTTTGATAAAAGATGGGCCAATGACATTTCATCCTCGTTCGTAATAGATGTAGTGGCTGCTTGATCAATAGAATTTGTTGCATCCATTGCAAGAACTTTTGCCTGAGACACACCAGCATGATTTGCTAGATCAGGCACATATCGAGGCACCACAGCAGTCACATCAGCCGTTGTAATTGGCTTCGACCACCCAAAGATACTTGCAACACCACCAACCGCATCAGCTATCCACCCAACAGCAGATGCCACATTAGAAACAATGGGTACACTCGTAAGAGCACCCGCCACTTCTGAAACAATTCCAGCGGTTCGCTGCACAACACCGTGTGACGAACCTGCTTTAGCCTTTTCCTGTTTAAGATTCACATGATCAACACCAGCAGTCACTTTTTCAGGATCAGTAAACGCAGGGGTCAACGCCAATCCAGTTGGAACAGTAACACGAATGTTACTAGCTGTAACCCATACGATACCATCCACCTCAGCCAGACCTGTCAATGGCGAATATACAGAAATAAATACCTGACCCAGTCCACCAAAACCGGATTGCATGTCAATATGTGATAAATTAATATTATAAGGAATAGTCAATTCAGCAGCAGTATCAGTATTAATATCTAAAAATACACGTTTATAACCAGTCACACCACCAAAATGCAATTGTTGACTTGGTGTATTACCTAACATCTTTTGGAGAGGATTAAACCATAAAATTAACATTCCTGCATTAAAAGGCTGCGCATTAACCTGCACCTTGATAGTGAAGTCAGCCCGTAAATATCTAAATCCTTGTAATTTTTCAAATATCATAGGCTGTGCTATCCAATCACCAGGCAATGCCACAGTGGCAACTGTCGCCCCTGCAGCCGCGGTTTGATTCAATTGAAATCTATATATTGGAATTGGTCTCGAAAGAAACCCTACCACCGAATTCTCCAGTTTATCATCAATATTTTCTTTAATTTCTACCGGTGCCAAATCTGAGAAAGTTTCTTTTGCAATATCACCTGCCTCATGGAAGGTCACAGTTTCTTTTTGTTCAACAATAAGGGTAGGCTCATTTAGAGCCAAAGTTGTATTTTCTTCATTTGTAAGCTAAATTCTTTGAGATGGAGACAGCTCATTCTTCCACCTCTGCACGCCGGAGCAGTAGCCTATATATTTTAAGTGAGCACACACTGATCAATAGAACTAAATAATTCTCTCACTGGTTTTATTATTGCTATCTAACAAACCACCTCAGCAGGATTTGCTGCTGTATAACTAACGGCGATATTTACACAGCCCCGATCACGAGGTTTTAAGTATCACGCGAATAGAGTCCATTTCGGCAACCATAATATTTGCGCACTTTTTGGCGGACTAACTGAATAGTACATAACGCCTTTAATACCCATGGACAATAAACGCACAACACATATGCGCAATTTTAACGACTTCGCTTGTCTAATAATAACATTACAACATGTCAATTCTATTTAACATCAACACCTTGTATTCTCCGTATGTCATTCGAATGCATGGGGTTTTCTCCGCAATACGCGCCCGAGCTCTCTCTAATATACACGAATTTACATTGAATACGGATTCCGGATGCAGACTCAACTCCTCGAACGTGCTTGTCATCACTTGAGCACACAGCTCCCAATCATCCTGATGACCACGTATCCACTTTGGCGTCTCCATGATAACATCCAGAGCCAAAGGAGCCACGTATCGAGCCTCTTCTACATCAAATCGGAATCCACGCTTTAAAAAATTAATATCATCGATCTTGCGGAAGCCCATATCAAACTCCGACTTGAGCTCATTGGTATAAGTCATACCAAATAGAGCAAACGCTTCGGTCAACGCGTTTCCGTTTAACCAACCAGAAACTTCAGGCCGAATCGACCAGATATCATCATCACCATAGCACAGGAACACAACATCACGTCTGTAATCCGCCATGGTGACACGAAGTCCAGCGTTGCGCGCTACATTGAGATACGCCAAACGAGCGGCGATCAAATGAGCAATTGAGTTCAAAACTGTGGTAATTGGGCACCCAGAAGGGTTGGAATGGTCCCAGGCATAGCATCGATCACCGTAAACATGTACAGAATATACAATTTCACTCCACATCGCACGACGTATAGTATTGGCGGCCGGATCCGAATTGCCATAAAAATCTTCAATAACATCGAATGCGGCCCACAACAATGCAGCGCTCAATGAACCGTCATAATTTGTGAAATCACCCGCCAGACACTGATTGCCTTGTGATTTCATTCTCTCTGCAATAATAGTCCATTCAATTATATACATTCACGCCGACAGCTATCTCATTATCAACGCGATTCTTTACCGTATGTGCTATCAATGACATAAAATACTGACGAAACAATACCGTAAACACCTGACACGTGACTGAAAATAATCGTGTCTTTCCTGCTTCCACCTTTGCTATGGGACGACGTTCATCTTTCAACGCATCCTCCCACACCACGCCAGGTCGCTTGCCTCGGCACATGCGCTCCAAATACTTTTCACGTCTCTGGATTATATCTGGATGGTAGAATACATATCGTTCTCCATCTCTGAAGTATCTACGTTTACCGCCGCCACCTTTGGGCCATGTAGGACCACTAGCTGTCGCAGTATTCAATGGGGGGTACAGTGGATCTCCAACAACACCTTCTATAGCTTCCTGCCATGTAAGCACTCGAGGTTCAGTTGGGACGCCACCGCAGATCAGTTGGGACACATCGTTTTTACACATGTCCAAATCAGCCATCTCGATCAACGGATTCTGATTCAACACCTTCAACTGCGCACGAGATAATGGATCAATGCACACACCATCTCTTTCAAAAGATCGCAAGTGTGCTGGTCGCGTCAATGGCTCTGGCAGTTCCTCAGCAATTGGAGAAAGACGAATCTTTGACCGCATGCTTGCGCCATAGCGATCACGGGTCTTACCGAGTTCATTATGTTTACCTTCCATGACTCGATTCATCCAC